GTATCCCAGTCAACAGTGTTGCCGTAAGCATCCGCGTAAGCAGTACCAGTAGGAACAGTACTTGAGAAAGTACCTGACTGTGTACCAGTTACTGAGTTTACGTGAATCCAAGGGCAGTTAGTTGAGATGTAAACTTCCATACCATAGATAGAGCCAATCATACCTGTTTTGATTGCTGAACCTTCACCTACGAAAGCTTGCTCAGTGAAGCGAGACAGACCTAAGAGAGTGTTACGAGCAACAGGTGGGATGATCAGTACACGACCATCAGCAGGTACGTCAGCATCGTCCAAAGTTTGCATCATTTGACGGATACCAGCATCAGTGATAGCTGAACCATTACCAGTATTGGAATTAGCAGCACCAGAGAAAGTAGTTGAACCGTCACCACCAAGTACAGCAGTTTCATACAGAGCTGCTGCTGAGTTAGTACCGCTTTGTAAAGTAGCACCTAAGATATGTAAATCTTGGTCTACTTGTTTAGCAAGTGCATAGCCAGCATCGTTAGTGTAGAAAGCACGCATTGAGTCAAGACCTTGTACTTGTACAATATCTTCAATCAATTTTGAGTATTCGTAATGTTTATTAATGCTGATAGAAACTTCAGTTTCAGTGTTAGCATTAAGAGTTACTTGAGTACTCGCTGCTTTCGCGTTTGCAGAACCACGGCTAGGAGAAGGGATATGGATAGTATCACCTTTCTTACCGTTGTGGTTGATTTTTGTTACTAGATTTGCTACAACTAAGTTAGATTTGTAAGCAGCAATTACATCGTCACTCCAAAGTTCCTACAAGCATTTCAGCTTGCTCGACTATCGCATCCCAAGATAATTTCTTGAGCCTTTTCACTTAGTCTGTGCGGGTCACGCTTCATAGCTTTCACTTCTTGTATGGCGTTTTTTCTCACTTCTTTGGTGAGCAACTTGCCTTTTAAGTTACTTTCACACCAGAGTATAAATCTAGCTTGTTGTTTCTTTATAATTAAGTGATTAACTATATTTCGTAAGAAACTTGCTACTCGCTTATATCCTGTTATTTCCCAAGAATAAGCATCACTCCAGTTAGGATTTTTAGATTTTCTTAAAAAAAGACTTCCGCCAAAGTTAGTTTGTAAAATATCTAAAACTTCTTTGCCTTCAGCGGCTAGGGCTATTCGCAATCTAGGTATAATATAATCACCTTTACTTGCCTGTATGTCTATACACCCTTCGCCATCTACAAATCCTGCTATATACTTCCAACTTAAACGCTTCATGGACACCTCCGAACTGCGTAGTTTGTCAATCGTGTTCCCTCTGGTTCCGACACCTAAAGTTCAGTCCCAGTTTTTCAGAAAAGGTTTTACATTCCCAAATTAAAGGTTAGGAATAAATACTGCTTGTGTAGTTGTAGTACTGTGGTTAGTACCTAAAGCCATTTTAAGCCTCCTAAATAATTAATCACGCGTGTTAGTCTTTAACACGACCTTCTTGATAAGCAAGATAAATCTCTTTAGACATGGCTTCATATTTATTAGGGTTGCTTAATCGTAAATTCATAAGCTGTTTACGAGAGAAAACTTTTTTAGATGGAGTACCCGCAGTACCTGACTCAGTGCTTGCATTCTTCAATGCTTTAGAGCGTTTCTTTCTGTTAACCTCTTCTTGAGCATCATCTTGTTGGTGTCTGACTTCGTTAGTAGCTTTGTACAGGTTTAGTATCTCTGAACCCATCTCATAGTCATACTGTTTGTCAGCTTCAATGAACATCCTTTGTCGTACAGGAGATTCATTCACCCAACCCTGAAACTCAGGAGAGTTAACCACATCCAGAAAATCAGGATGCTGTTTCTCAAAAACTTCTTTTGCACTATTACGTTTGTACTGTTCCAGTTCATCCATTAAAGGTTTGGTTTTCTTCTCTACTAATTTAGAAACCGTTTCTTCAGGATTATCTAAAAGACTGTCAACATCGAAATCTTCCTCTGCTGGAGTCTCTTTCTTTGAGAGTTGTTGTTCTAGTAGCTGATCTGCAAGTTTACGCATATCTCCGAGGTCATTACCTCTTTGACCATACGCTTTCTCAAGTGCCGTATAGGAATCAATCACATCTTCGATGGACTTCCCTTTGAACTTGTCAGGGATATTACTTTCAGTATCTTCAGGCTCTTCTTGAGTTTCCTGTTCAACACCTAATTCTAATTCCTCTGATTCCAAATCGTCGAACTGCTCGTCTGTCATTTTTCTCGCCCTTTAGGTTGTGAGTAATTAAATGGGACTCTTTTGAGTTTACCCTTCATTTTCTTGAGTCTCTTCCGTTAAGTTATCGTAATTAACGCGGACAGAGTTCTCATAATTCATAATGTTATTAAGAACATTTAATTGACCCTTCTCGAAATTGTACTCCGCTTCTGTGAGTGATTCGCCAAGGATTTTATGTTCTACCCCTTTTGCAGTCTGCTCTAAGTCTGTCTGAAATACTTCCCAACCAGCCTCTGAGAATGTACTAAAAAGGTCTTCAAATGCTCTCTGTGTCTCTTGCTCCATTTTGATCTCCGTTAGATTGTGCTATGGTAGCGTCTAGTTGTAGCCGTAGACTTTCTAAAGTCGTACTGGCTGATTCGGCTTCTGCTTTAGCAAAACTTAACATAGCGTCTGCTTGGGTTTTAGCTACTTCAGAATCCACTTTTTGAGCCTCAAGCATAACCCGAGTTGCCTCTGTTTGTGCTCTTGACTGCTCAATTTGTAAGCGAGCCACATCTAGCTGGGCTTTACGCTCATTCTCTTGTTGTTGCATCTGTACTTCTGGCGGTATTTGTGGTTGTAACGCTTGTTGTAATAGTTGATCTACAAGAGGGATCATTTCATCCTTATTCGTAATAGAACTATTCTCGTATATTGAGCGTATTAACATCCAATAAGCCGGAGAGTCAGGTGGAACTGTATTCAATAAAGAACTTAACTGTTGTTGCTCTACTTCGCGAGCCATAATACCTAAAGTACTATGAACAGTGAATTTTAGATCCATAACAGGATAACGCTCTGGATCGAATTGCATATAACGGGCTGCTGCTTTCTCTACGAACTTAGTCGTGTAATGGCGTTCAATATTAGCCAGAGTACGCTTAGACCGTTTAATCATTCCAGACATAATCATCGACATGCCTGAAGCTGTATTGTTACGAGCATTAATACCTGTAGGAGTAGCTGAGTCCATTGACCCTGTACCCATCTGAAGCATACGCTCTAAATCACCTGACTGATGGAAAGTCTGGTTATTAGTCTGTCCGAAGGTGAGTGGACGCAGAATCGTGGCTGGATCACCCTGAGTTAAAATAGTCTTACCCGGTTGTACTGATAGGTTAACACCTCTAGGTAGCCGCGTGCTATCAACACCCATCATCGGAGCTAATGTCAGAGCCATTGAGTCAATTCGACCACGAAGCTCTGCGTCCAAGGCTTTTTGTATGTTGTAGCCTTTTTCAGCTACACCACGACCCCAGAAGCGGTTAGGTACTGTATCGTGCTGATAAGCAATATAAGCTCTATCTTGCAGTACTAAAGGATTCTCAACAGCACGTAAAACTACGTGTTTATTTGCTATTGTTACTACCGCTTCTACTAGGTTGAACTCATCGATGTTATCTTCATCAACATCCATGAGGTCTACAAATTCTTCACCTTCTTCTAGGTCGATATCTGGATCTATCAAAGAGGCTGGGACTAACCCATGATATTCAATAAGATGAACCTTATCACCTTCAATCTGGGCTGAAGTCTCATCTTGTCGTAAATCTTCATCCCCTGTATAAGAGCCGATGTCTACAGATTTATAGATACCTGATTTCATCTTCTCAATAACAGAGTGGATAGGTACAATAAGCTCTTCACCACACCCTAGAGCTTCTTCGATACATGTTGCTGTAGTGTCAATAAAGAAGTTACGTGGATCTACAGTGACTGGTTTGACTTGAACTTTATCGTAAGTCTCGGCAGTCGCTTCACCGTACTCTTGAACCATTCTGAATTTCTGGTTCTCTTGAACAACGATTTTACTAATACCAGTACCGTACAAAGCACCACTCAGGAATGTCTCAGACATACAAGACTGGACATCTGCTTCATCGAAGTCTTGATTAAGGAACTTACGGTACTTCTCTACATCAGCTTCTGCTTGCTGGGCTGCTTGAGCCATTTTATCATCAAGATCGTCAGAGATATCAAACCAAGTACCTTTACCGAAGGTAGCTTCCTCAATTTCAGCTACAGCCACTTCAATAGCTTGCTGTAAAGCAGGAGAGATTAGCTTAGAACGCTCTGATTGACGGGATTTGTCAGAAGATTTGTAAATACCACGCCAAAGACGCTCGTATTCATCCCACTTCTTCTTGTAATTACTCTCACGATGATCGATCCAAGGCTCAACACGCGCCATAAGCCACTGGAGCAGCCTTTCTGAGCGATTATCCTCTGTAGGAGTGTCTTTTCTGTCTTCTTGTATGATTTCTAATGACATTTAGTATCCTGATATATCATCTAAAGGTTCAAACTCTTCAGGCTGGAAGCCGTGGTCGTAAACTGCTACTGAAATCTGGTCTATGTACGCTAAAGCATCAATTAAATCGTCATGAACCAAAGGATTAGGGAAATCTAAAAGTTGATCTATGACTTCTTTATGCCAGTACGTTGAATTTTTATTAAAAGTTATCTTTCCATGCTGGAATCGGCCTTGTAAAGCCCACATAATACGTTCTGTTTTCTTCTTACCGCCATGAGTCAGCTCTTGTATGTTAGGATAAACGCCTATCCTACGCATATTATCCTCTAAGTAAGGCATAATAGCACTCTTCAAAGAGCCTTTCTCTATCCCTACAGAGGCAGCATGGTACTTCTGAGCGATTCTAAGGATTTCTAAGGCGGTTTGACGGACTCCCCACCTTCCGTACTTAATCTCATGTCCAAACCAGCCAGACGCGCTTACATGGACTGCTGCGATGGCTGTTTGGTCTAACCTAGCTGCTG